AACGGTGGTATCTCTCACAGAGAGTATCACGACAAGCTAGAAAAATACTCAGACGTCAAGCATCTCATCGAAGACGCCGGCCATAACTACGAACAAGTAGGAAAATGGTTAGCGAAGAACTCATACGACAAAGAAGCTGAGAAGTGTAAGCGAATGCATGCCAAGCTTACTGCCGGCGGCAACATCATGCGTCGAGATACCATCCTAGGAAAGAACTACATCGGAGCTTTCGTGGGTCACTATACTACGATGCTCGCACATCCGTTCGAAGATAGGTACATCACTTATCGTGAAGCTCTCTCTATCATGGGAATGCCAGAAGACTATCAGCTTCTAGATCCTAAGAAGAGCATGAATCACATCTGTCAGAACGTACCAGTAAAGACCGCTGTAGACATGGCTACAGAAGTACTAGCCGTATTGAATGATAAGAGAAGCTATCTGGATGCTTCTCTGGTATATCAGTTTAACGGCACCAAGAAGCATCAGGCAGAGAACGGAAGTAAGAGAAATATAATGGAGTTTGTGGCGTGAAGATAGACTACAAGTACTCGGAAGATAAGATACTAGCAGACGTCAAGGCATATATAGATAAGACGTACGGGCAACACTACAAGTCCGAAGATCAAGACATTCAGTGTCTAGACGCATGGATAGCGATGGGAGACGCGACTCCTACTTTCCGTAACACCGCTATCAAATATCTATGGAGATACGGAAAAAAGAACGGTAATAATAAAGACGACTTGATGAAAGCTTTACACTACATCATGTTTGCTCTACACAATGATCATTATAAGGGAAAATGACTATGAATATAGAAGTTCCGATCGAAGAGTTACGTAAGAAGAAGCTGATGCTCGCGACGCCTATGTACGGAGGAGCGTGTGCGGGAATGTACGCCAAATCTGTAGCCGACCTGTCCGCTCTTTGTACGCAGTACGGTATCTCTCTGCAGCTGTACTTCCTCTTCAACGAATCTCTTATTACCAGAGCTCGTAATTATTGCTGCGACGAGTTCATGAGATCTGAAGCCACACATTTGATGTTTATCGATTCTGACATCGGCTTTAATCCTCAAGACGTACTGGCTCTTATGGCCCTGAGCTCTGAAGATTCGCAGTACGATATCATCGGCGGGCCCTACCCGAAGAAGTGCATCTCATGGGAGAAGATCAAGCACGCCGTAGACAAGGGAGTGGCTGACAAGGACCCGGGAGTCCTAGAGAATTTTGTCGGCGACTACGTCTTTAATCCTAAGGGAGGACAGCAGACCATCGCTCTCAACGAACCAGTCGAAGTACTAGAGATCGGTACCGGTTTCATGATGATGCGAAAGAACTCTTTCAACAAGTTCAAAGAAGCTTTCCCGCAATACTCGTACAAACCAGATCACGTTCGTACGGCTCACTTCGACGGCTCACGAGAGATCATGCAGTACTTTCAGGCCGAAGTCGATAAGTACGATCCTCGTAAAGACTACGAAGCTCTTGTAAGAAAGATCGTAGCGGGAGAGACGGTCACGAGAGACGAAGCAGAAGCCGCCGTAAACATGGCGAATAAGAAGATCGCCGAGTCTTCTAATCGTTACCTATCTGAAGACTACTGGTTCTGTCAGAAAGCGCAGAACATCGGTCTTCGTACCTGGCTCTGTCCGTGGATGAAACTCATGCACGTCGGGTCTTACATCTTCGGCGGCTCTCTGGCCGACCTGGCTTCGGTCGGAGCAGCGGCTACGGCAGATCCAAGCCTCATTAAGAAATAGTATTTTACATTCGCCATATATTTTGATACAATACACATATACACAGGAGTTATACTATGCAGAAATTGAAACTGTCGGCTCGTACCGTTCAGATCCTGAAGAACTTCTCTTCTATCAATCCTTCCATGCTATTTCGAAAAGGAAGCGTAGTATCCACTATCTCTCCTTCGAAGTCCATCATGGCTAAGGCTAGGGTAGAAGAGAAGTTCGATAGTGAATTTGCTATCTACGACATCTCTAGGTTCCTCGGCGTCTACTCTCTGTTCAAGGATCCAGAGATCGTGATCAACGATAACTTCGCTACTATCGTAGAGGAAGGAAAGAAGCTGAACTACGTGTTCGCCGATCCTAAGAACATCATCTCCGCTCCGGAGAAAAACATTAAGCTACCCTCAGTCGAGGTAGAGTTTGAGATGAGCAACGCGGCTTTCAACGACGTGAACAAGGTCATGGCCGTGCTGCGTATGCCTGAAATGACGGTACACGGGCATGACGGGAAGATCTTCTTGCGTGCTTCCGACTCTTCTAATCCTAGCTCAGACACTTACGACGTAGAAGTCGGCGAGACCGACGGCAAGTTCGACATGATCTTCAAGTCTGAGAATCTTAAGATCATTCCTGACGACTACGCTGTTCAGATCTGTTCTAAGGGTATCTCGAAGTTCTCTTCTAAAGACATGGAATACTTCATCGCCGTAGAACAGAACTCTAAGTTCGACGGCTAAGATGCGTAGGCCCGATTTTGAGTACCTATACAGGATAGAGTCCGAAAAAGTAATACAGAAGAGAGAGGGAGTGTTTAGAGACGGAAACTTCTATAAAGATATCATCGACTGTAGCCAGATTAATAGCGCATACGATGTATGGAAAATCTTAGTACAGGCTTACGACGAAGGATATAAAGCCGGAAGAGACAGCGTAAGAGATAACATCAAGACAGCTCTCGGCATCGACCTCTAATTGAAAGATATATTATGACTGTTCGTGAAGAATTTCTTTGGGTGGAAAAATACCGCCCAAAGAATATACATGATACGATACTTCCAGATAGTCTGAAAAAAACGTTTCAGACTTTCGTAGATCAAAAGAACATTCCTAATCTCTTGCTATCTGGTACTGCCGGTATCGGTAAGACTACTGTAGCACGCGCCATGCTCGAAGAAGTAGGGTGCGACTACATCGTCGTGAACGGCTCGATGAACGGAAACATCGACACGCTTCGTAACGAGATCATGAACTTTGCTTCTTCGGTGTCGTTTCTTAACCCCGGTAGAAAGTACGTCATTCTCGACGAGGCCGACTATCTAAACGCTAACTCCACACAGCCGGCTCTTCGTAACTTCATGGAAGAGTTCTCTAAGAACTGCGGCTTTATTCTTACGTGTAACTTCAAGAATCGTATCATCGAGCCTCTTCATTCGCGATGCTCCGTGATAGACTTCGCTGTGTCTAAGACAGACAAGGCTAAGCTGGCTACTCAATTCATGAAGAGAGTAGAGAACATCCTCAAGGAAGAGAACGTAGAGTACGATCGACCGGTAGTCGCTCAGGTTATCCAGAAACACTTTCCTGACTGGAGGCGTGTGCTTAACGAGCTGCAGAGGTACGCTTCCACCGGCAAGATCGATACCGGTATCCTAGTAGACCTACAAGAAGTCTCTATCAACGAGCTTATCAAGCTCATGAAAGAGAAGAGCTATACCGGCATGAGAAAATGGGTAGCCGAGAACATCGACAACGACCAACACATCATCTTTAGAAAATTGTACGACGCGGCTTCGAAGTTCATCACACCGGACACCATTCCTTTGCTGGTTCTGGCTATAGCTAAGTATCAGTACCAGGCTTCGTTCTCGGCCGACGCTGAGATCAACATGATGGCGTGTCTTACCGAGATAATGATAGAGTGTAGCTTCGTATGACGCCCTTCGACATCATCAATTCAGTGACTCATAACAAGAAACGCATCATCGACTCGAATAACGAGAAAGAGTACACGGCTTTCATGGTGAATCGTGGTCTTTCTAACTTCATCGATACCATCGTGTATGCTCAAGAGATGAACGTCAACCACCAGCTCGATCCTCTTCTGCAGTACGACTATCATCTTCATTCTATTCGTCCTAAGAAGAGATTCTCTAAGTGGCATAAGAAGGTTAAAGACGAAGATCTTGAAGCAGTCATGAAGTACTATTCTTATAATAGGAATAGGGCTCTAGAAGTCATGAAGATCCTTACTAAAGATCAGCTCTCGACTATAAAAGAGAGCTTCTCTGAATGATAGAAGTAATAGACGACGTCTTACCCGAAGAAGTATTCACGCAATTAATGCGAGACACCGAACACGCTCCGATGCGATTCGGCTGGAAGTCTTCTAAAGATATAAAAGAAAATAGAGGACACTGGAACTGTTCTTTTAGTAGGATAATAGACTATAATAATTTAGCAGACATAACTCCTACTCTACACGAAGCTTACTTATCAATATGGAATAAAATCAAAGAGACTAGGAAAGAGTTAGAACACGCCATTCCCGTTCGCTGTTACATGAACGGTCACACTTACGGAGTAGAGGGTCTTCCTCATACAGACACAGAAGACGACGGTTTAACCGTCTTATTCTACTTGACAGACAAGTGGAATATAAACTGGGGAGGAGAGACTGCTTTCTATAAAGACGGAGAGATCATAAAGGCTGTAGTGCCAAAGAAGAATAGAGGAATCATATTCTCTGGTAATATAAAACATGCCGCGAGAAACGTCACTTACGTGTGTCCTGGACTTCGTAAGACATTCATGTTCAAGACACGTACGAAGCGTTCCGATAACTTTGAAAAACTAAGTAAGTTCTTATTCGAGAAGGGAGCCGCAGAACCCACCAAGAGACATGTAAAAGGTTCTCTTCATGATCATCTCATGAGGGTTTACCAGCTTCTAGAGGATCGCGGCGAAGATCAACAGGTGTGCTTCGGAGGAGGCTTGCATTCTGTCTTTGGAACTAACATCTATAAAGATCCTTTGTTCGAACTTTCCGTTCCTAACAGGAAAGAGATAGTGGAAGCTTTTGGACCTAATTCGGAAGTATTGGCTTCGTCTTTTTCGTTCATAGATAGACCGGCTACTCTAGAAGACCCCGTCGCCAAGAAAGATACTGCAGTAGTGCTTAAAGTTAGATCTGGCATAGATGTCATGGTCCCGGAAGAACAGTTCGAAGCGCTGAGGCTGATAGAAGCAGCCAACCTGTACGACCAGGATGTTCTAGATAAAGATAAGTATCCGAGCTTATATGACTTGTGGCACAGTAAGGACTAAATGATCATAAATATAAGAAACAATAATAAAGTGAGTTTTTATGGATGTCCTGAGCACTCTAATAGAGGTTACTCTAGAGAATAAACAAGACTTCTTGAAAGTAAAAGAGACGCTCACTAGGATAGGCGTGTCTTCCAAGAAAGAAAACAAGCTCTATCAGTCTTGTCATATACTTCATAAACAGGGTCGTTACTACATCTTGCATTTCAAAGAGCTCTTTGCTCTGGACGGTAAAGATACTAATTTTGACGACGAAGATCTAGGAAGAAGAAACACCATAGCTTCTTTGCTAGAAGAATGGAAACTCGTTAAGATAGTAAATCACAGTAAAGTTGAAGTACCTAGGACACTAATGAGTAGAATAAAGATCATTTCCCATAAAGAGAAGCATGAATGGGAGTTAGTGGCAAAGTATAACGTAGGAAGACTAAAAACTAGACGATTAGAATGAGGTACACTTATATGATGAACATGTTCAGAGTGAAGAAAAAAGATACTACATCGGCTGAAGACAAACTAGATAAGATCCGAGATATATTGTTTCCAAAGTACTTGACTAAGTTGTCTGAAGATGGCACTAAGTATCACGTCGATGCTTCTATCGATACTAACATAGATGCTGTCTTAACTGATCTAGAAGAGGGATATACTGACGAGATATGTCATACCACTCTAAGAGCAATCCTTGACAGCTTGCATCAAGTTAGAACTATACTCGGCATCGAGAATACTATAGACAAAGATGCTAAATATTTTGTTGTTTCTCCTAGTCTACACGCTAAGATTGATCCAGAATCTATACAAGTTACCGAAGATTCTTCGATATAAATAATATACCGGCCAGTACTGGTCAACTGCTACAAGGGGAAGCATAACATGATCCATGAGTACAGTTCGATCCTTAAGGATCGTCCGGGCAAGCTTTAAGCCCTTCGATATCTAAAATGTTATCTATTAAGCCGTGGTTCAGCGGTATGCTGTCACGTAAAAACAACATATTGCTCTGTCTCTTGATATGCGTGATGATGCTATACGCGTCTTCTGCGCAAGAAGCAGTGCAAAAACAGTCGATCTCGGAATACATCAGTAGAGTATACGAGAGTAAGAAATACGTAGGTAGAGAAACCAATTGCGTACCTACCAGAGAGACCTACGTCTCCTGTGTGATCACGATGATCGAAGAAGAAAATGAAAACATCCTCGACGATAGAGCCCGTGTCATGGAGCTATTGACTGCTAGGGCCGAAGACAAGTATGTCACGGATTATGACCGAGCATGGTTCGAGGGAAAGATGCTAGAATATTCTGCCAAAGACGTGCAAGATCTACTGGTAAAGATGGACGTCATCCCCGTGAAGATGGCTCTCGCTCAGTCTATACTCGAGTCTGGGTGGGGAACGTCTTACGCCGCTACTGTAGGCAAGGGTCTTTTTGGTCAGATTCAAGCCGCGGGTCAGCATGATATCGAAGTCCCATGGAAATCGGGCCCGGATAAGCCCCAGCCGTTCAAGACTCATCGTGCTTCGGTTCATGCATACTTTATGAACTTGAATACACACTTCGCGTACGTCGACTTTAGAAAAGCCAGGGTCGAATGTAAAGATCCAGTATTATTGATGAATCATATGAAAAAATATTCTATACGCGGGCAAGACTATATCAGACAGATTCAGGGTATAATCAAGTCGATATAAGAGTTTACTTACGATTCCATGTAGTGTATAATAACTAAGTAGTGTGGACCCGTAGTTCAGCGGTAGAACAGCGGATTTTTAACCCGTTGGTCGCCGGTTCGATCCCGGCCGGGTTCACCATTTTGAGATGAAGTTTGAGAATCTAGAATTGAATAGTGAGTAGGCAATGAAGATCTTCTTTGATACTGAGTTCATCGACCTAGTTAATACCGTCTTCGGGTTGGAAATACGGCTTTCCTAAAGTATATACGGGCGGCGAAGACGGGAATATGAAACTATGGTTGGTATCTAACGGGTATCCGCGGCGCGAGATTGATTCTTGTGGAGATTATTTTTACGTGAGGTTCTGGCATGAATAAGCGTCTTGTTCGAGCTCGAGCAGAACATGATAAGTGGTTGAAGAAGCGCGGCCTTCTTCCGGCTCAGATCAAGATCAGGATCGGTAGACCCAAGCTTATCAATAACGATACGTGGAATCCGTCTCCTATGCCTAAGATGAATACCTCTATCGAGTATACCGCCGGCGTGAACTCGATATGGGAAAAAATTCGTAAGGGAGAAGAAAAAAATGAGACCGTTCAGGCCATTATTGCAAAGTCTAAGCGTATCGCACCGGCCTATTCTAAGGGTCCGGTTCAATATCTTGGTGATGATCCCGACGTGATTCGTAATGCTGGTAAGAAAAACGCCGTATAGTATAGAAGAGTAATTAATATGGATATTATCTGTGATATCGACGGTACAGTAGCCGACCTGACCCATCGTCGAAAATGGGTTGCTGAGGGCAACTTTTAACACGTGAAAGGATATAGAAATAAAATGGCTAATATGACTGACGAAGAGAGAATCGTGCTTAATAAGATTAAGCGATATGTTAAGTATGGTGCCGGTGGTTTTTTTGCGCTATGCGTAATTACTAGTTCTTATTTTACGGTTCCTCAGACTGAACTCTGTTACGTTACGCAGTTTGGTAAAGTAGTAGACGTAGAGAAGGGGCCGATCGGAGCTGGAGCTCATCTAAAGCTTCCTTTATTTCAGTCTGTCGATTGTATGCAGGTCTCTCGTTCTACGGATAATCTAGGCGTAGTCAGTGTTACTACCAAGGATTCATTTACTTTTAAGATGCGCGTTGGTGTTACTACTGAGATTCCGTCCTCGGCAGTATATCGTCTAATGTATCAGACTGGTAAGATGGGTTCTGGTGATATCTCCCCAAATATCAATCCAAATATCGTGAATACACTTAGAAACGTCATGGGTAAACACGAGCTCATGTCCATTGCTGGTGAATCGCGTACTCAGGTCTTAGGAGAGTTCCAGTCTCAAGTAACACAGATGTTGCAGCAGGACTGGGGCATTCTTGTACAAGAAGTTCAGATCTCTATCGAAGAACTTCCTCCTGAATATAATGCACGCATGAATGCAGCCCAGTCTCAACAGGCCGCCATCGTAGTTGCTCGTAGACAGCAAGAGCAGTCTATAATCGAAGCTAAGACTGCAGTTATTAAAGCAGAAGGAGAAGCTAACCAGAAGGCTGCTGAAGCGGACGGCGAGCGCCGGCGTCTAGAAGCTCTTGCGGAAGGTAACGCCAAGGCTCGTATACTTCAGGCTAATGCGGAAGCCGATGCCACACGAGCTATTGGTAATGCTCAGGCAGAAGCTGCAGCTAAGATGGCCGATGCTATATCTAAGAATGCTTCTCTCGTTCAACTCGAACAAGCGAAGCGTTGGGATGGTAAGCTTCCGGTGAATATATACGGAGGCGCTCCAATTCCTCTTATGAACTTGATGTCGACAAACAAATAAATCAGTGACAATCAAGTATTACGACAACACTAGATATAACGGGCCGACATATGTCGGCCCGTGCAAGTATGTCTCTAAGCCTACCCATCAGACCTGGATTTCTTATACGTATTATCGTCTAGAAGCAGATCTAAAAGACTATCTTGATACGTCTGTTCTCTTATCACGAAACGAAAGTATAATCTTTGCTCCGTCGTGGACTAATGAATATTTCTTGTTCCTCTACAATACAGTAGGAAAAAATCATAAGTGGTGGTACATGAATTATGAGTCGACCGAAAAACTTACAGAATACTTGACATCGAATAAGAAGCAATACATGACTCTGATGGATGAGGGTCAACCCGCAGGTTTTGCTATAATAAAACACGATATCGATAAAGAGAAACCGGCCAACCTAGAGTATTTCGGTCTCATGCCACACGCTATAGGTAAGGGTCTAGGTAAGAAGTTTCTTCATGACTGTCTCGTATATTCGAATGCTAAATATATGTGGTTATACACCACGAGCTTCGATCATCCGGCCGCCAGACCTGCTTATCAAAAAGCTGGATTCGACATCGTAGAACGTAGAAATGTATCAGAGTATTATCCTACAGAGGTAATTGAAAATGAACACAGTTAATTGGGTACTAATGATATTGGTACTAAACGTTCCAACTACTGGTTGGGAGGGTTATAGTTATCAGTACGACGATCAAAAAGAATGTAAAATCTATGCCAAAGAACTTAACGATAGAGAAGCGGCAAGGTACGCAGAAGCTAATCGTTTGAATGTTCCGGCTGGAGAACAGGTTATCGCTTGGTGTGAGAAAAATTAATGGTCGAGACATGGGCAGCCAGAGTAATCGACGATAAAAAGAACCAGTATTTTTATACTGGTCCGTTCGGTGGCTTCATTACTAAAAAGAAAGACGACGCTACATTCGCCTTTGACGAGTCTCAAGCAAAAGAGCTCGGTGAAGCGATGATGAAGTTTCTAGAGTACGCTCTATACGGTAAGCTAGTCAACTCTCCTCTGAAGAGTAAGAAGTAGACTCATAAATATATTGAATGAGACACTAAATTTCATGAGGAGTGAAATATGCTGGCTCCTAGACCGGACTGGATGGATCAACCGGATATTAGAACTTACGAAGTGACGGCATTTACTCTAGAAGAGATCTTCGGAGGAAAAGCTTCTAACAAGAAAGGATACATGGCAAAGCTTTATAGAAACAAGAAGATTAGAAGCCTGCACATGTTCAAGACTAAGAAAGAAGCCGTAGAATTCGGAGAAGATTACGTCAACAAGCTAGTAATGTAATAATCAACTAGTCAATATGAAACTATCACCTACCTGCACGACCTGCGTCTTACCTACCTGCACGACCTGCATCTTACCTACCCGCGCGACCTATGTTTGATTATAATAACCTAGTACACATTAAACAAGATACAGTCTGTGACATAGGTCCATGGGTATGGATCAATACTGATATTCATGCGTGGGTCGGACCTAAGCTAGACTGGGAATTAGGACACAGTCTAAAAATTCCCGTCTTCGTTAAACGATTCAGAACAGTTGTTCAAGCCGGAGGCTGCATGGGCATGTATCCACGAATGCTTTCTGATATGTTCGACGTGGTATACACGTTCGAACCAGATCCTCTTAACTTTCATTGTCTCGTAGCGAACTGCCAAAAGAATAATATCATTAAGATAAACGCTGCACTCGGTGAAGTTCATAAGATGATAGAAGCGTATCATCTTCCCAGCGAGCCGAATAACTCTGGTACTCATAGAGTGGACGTAATTTCCAATAATCCAATAATCCCTCAACTTAGGATCGATGACTTGAACTTGAAATATTGTGATCTGATCATGTTAGATGTGGAAGGATACGAGAAAAACGTGATCCTAGGAGCACACCAGACGCTCCTGGATCATAGTCCGGTAATCATCGCAGA